AAAGGCGATTTTTGCCAATTTCCGCATTAGTGCAACGATGATTATCATCTTAGGCTTTTTTGCCGCTTCCAAATTTCTGACAAGTTGAGGAAATGCATTCATACGGTAGGCAACAATGGCAGGCATGAACAAGGCGCGTTTTAATTGCCGGTGTCCGTATCGGCTCAATCTGCCTTTTTTATTGACACTTGTCCCTGATTGTTCAATTTTTGGACTTAGACCGGCAAAAGCTACAAATTTATTCGCCGTTTCAAAATTTTTATCTGTCAGATGTCTTAGTAGGATCACTGCGGTTTCTTTCCCTATTGCCGGTATAGTTTGTAGGTTTTGATATTCGATATTTAGGCTTTCTTTCTGCTTTATCATGCCTTCTATCCGCTTTGATGTCTGATCTATTTTTTCTTCAAGCAGTTCTATGATTGCTTCATGGGTTGATTTTATGTAGATGTCTTTTGCAGTATGTAACCTGTTTTGTGTTTCTTTTTGCTGTTCTTTTAGTTGTTGCAGCAGATTTATCAGTTTGTAGAGTATTGGATTTTCAGACGGCCTAAACGGTGTCAGTTTGTCTAAATGTCGGTTTGCAAATTCAGCAATAAGTTTTGAATCTGCTTTATCTGTTTTTGTATGGCTAAACTGACTTTTTGCGTATTCTTTGATTTTTAAGGGATTGATAACAAAGATCGTATATAGCGCGCTCAAATATTCTGCCGCCTGTTCATAGTAAATGCCTGTTGCTTCCATACTTATGGCAATTTTTCTAATTCGTTTTGTTTTTATCCAATTAATCAGATTCTCAAATCCTTCTGTATTGTTGGCTATTTTTATATAGTCTTTGCTTCCTTTAGTTGTAATCAATGTTGCGTCTATCGTGTCTTTAGATACATCAAACCCTATGACATTCATTTCATTTTCCTTATTTATTCAGCCTGATACGGCTATGATGATATTCAATCTTTAAGGTAATTGGACGGTTCGACATATCTTTTCCTCAGTTTTTAACTCTGGTCGTTATACTGTCTAAACCGCCCAGGCTTTTGTTTTGCGCTTAAACAAAAACCTGTAAACCGTCTTAATTAAAACGATTTACAGGTTTCAATTTAATTTACCCAATTTCAAAAAGGCGGGTGTTCCCGCACCCCATTGATATTTATTTAACCGTTGATTCCGCTTATGCTACATCAACAATTAAATAAATATCTCTTAACTGCCGACCTTTGCACCGTTTTGCAATCCTGTTTTTTCGCCTGCTTCAACATAGCCGTCATACATAAGGTTTTGAGGGCTTTTGCCGCCCATCGTAAGCACTTGTCCATTTTCAGGCGCGTATGCTGTCTGCGGTGCTGTTTGTGGCTGTTGTACGGTGTGCTGTTCATCCTTATAGGGATTGAAAGGAAGGCCATTTTTGACGTAATCCTTGCACATGGCTTTAGTAACTTCTTTCAGCGGCGTGCCTTGGGCGCTATAACAAGTACAGCCACTATTACCACCTTGTACGCAACCGGCGATGTATTCAAAGGTTTTAACTTGTCTTACATTGTCATAAATGGGTTTACTTTCAGGTTTTTCGGCAAGAGTAGGTACAAAATCTTCAGGCTTTAAACTACTAATCGGTTGAGGCGGTGTACTACTTTCTGACGTTGTAACTTCATCCGTTGTATCTGATGTCGACAATGCCGCTGTCTGTTGATTTTCCTCTTGATTAAATCGTTTACTCATTCCATTAATGGTATAAACAGCAAAACCAATTAATAAAGGTAAAAACAAGGCTACGAATATAAGACTTTTGGGGATACGTCTTTTAGGCTTGGTGTGTACTTCAGCAGATTTGTACATTCCGAAAGACTTTTTAGGAACTACAAACGTTCTTTCGATTGCCCTAGCGATATTCACACTGCTATCAGGCTGATCTACACATTCGTTCCATTCATAGAGTTTACGTCCTACCGGCTTAATCGATACATGCATATGGCGTTGCACAAGCTTTCTTACGAAACTATCAAGAAAACTTGGATGTTGAGTAATCAGCACAATATCTAAACCATGATGTCGATGTAATGCCAAAGCTTCTATAAATGGAGGTACTTTTGAAGCGGCGGATCTAGTCCCCATTAAACGCTGTGCTTCGTCTATGATGACGAGCGAACCATAAGGTAAGAAGTCTTGAAATGGCTTTTCTTTAATTTGTTCGTCTGTAAGTTCTTCATGTTCTATTTTGAGTTCTGGAATGCCATTGACGAACAATGGACGTTTTTTCTTTACACCGTCTTTATCAGTAAAATGTGTATAGCTTTCGTCTGTCATCAACATATTGACGATAGAGCTAGTCTTGCCGCTACCTGGTACGCCAGTTTGTAAAATAATCATTTAGCTTTTCCCCCCTGGAATAAATGACAGTTTGCTGATACTTTGCATGGCAACGTTAAATGCAAATGCACCGAATATCAGACCTAATGCATGGCCGAAACCTGCCATCATGACAATTTGAAGAATGTCTGATGGCATTGAGTTGAACTGATTTTTTACATAGTCTTTTATAAAACCTAATCCAACTGTAAAACCTGTAAAGGTTACAAAACTAATGCCAAGGGCAATAAATACTTTTGCAACAATATAGGTTAATAGTCTTTGTAATATGGCGAAAAACGCAGCTTTCATGCTTTAGTCCTTTCTACTTGAAAACATGATATATGCTGCTGCTACCGCAGCGATACCAATCACAAGAAATCGGATCATTTCGGCAAAATTACAAATCATGTCATATTTAAATTCCATGGTTATGCCCAAATAGGTTGCAGTTCTTGGAGCAGGGCAAACACCATTATCGGGTAGGAAGAAATCAGTGCTAAATGTTGTATCGTTATTTGTATGAGGAATTTTGAAAGGTTCTTCTTGTTCCTCTACATCGCCTTTTTCTGAACAAGCTAATATGTCAGGGAAAATATTACAGAGTAACCCTTTGGATTCTTCTTTCTTGTCATCTTTCTTGTCATCTTTTTTGTCTTCTTTTCTTTTGTCTTTATCTTTATCAGATGGATCATCATCCGGATCAGGTTTATCATCTGGACGTTTATCAGGCTTATCATCGGAATCGGGTTTATCATCCGGCTTTTTATCAGGCTTTCCGTCAGGATTAGGCGTAGGATCTGGATCAGGCTTGGTATTGGGTGCTTCAGATCCGCCCGGTGTCAGATCGGGACGTTGAGTAGTTGCGACTTCTGCCGTTGTATTGCCGTTGGAGTCTTTGCCGAAAGTTATGGTAATTTGCACTGGCTTGCCGTTTTCTGGAGTGATAGGGCCAATGGTTACGACTGTTCCGGCAGGGACTTTTATATTTTCTTTGTATTCAGGTTTACCAGCGCCTTCAACAAAGGGGGTAGGGTTGCCATCAATTATAGAAGTGGCAATCTTTAAAAATTCATCCTCTTCTAAAGTTTTCGTTAAAGCTCCATTTTGAAAATAATAACCATATCTAGAGGGTTTACTAGTTTCGCAGGCTACTCCATCAAGCCAAAAACAATTTTTAAAATAAATGTCAGGTTCATTTGGTTTTATTACAGTATCAAAATATTTTTTAAATTCAGATTCAACTTGCATTACTAATAGTTGTTGAGCTTGCTTCTCGCTCACTCCGCCTTTGCTTAAAGCTCGCATAACTGAAGAATCAACCCCCACACAAGAATCTTTTTCAGTTGTACATAACGCATCTTTATATACTTTTAAAAATTCGCCACTTACATCGTTAAACTCATAGCCAGCAGATTCTAAGGACGGATTAACAGCTTGATATGCTTCGTAGGCAAAATAAGCTGCTGTACCCCAACCGGATAGACGTGTACCTAATGCAGCGCCTCTTTTTACCAGGTTAAATGCGCCTGAAAGTACGGCTTTTCGGGAGACGGTTGCTTCAACGGTTGCGCCAATTCGGGCAGACGATGAAGCTCCGGTAGATGAATGAAATATTTCAGCCGATACTGATTGTTTTGAAACATATTTTTCAAAATGTGGCTGATAACCTATATTAAGTAATTTCTTAAATCCATCATCGACTTTGGCATTTACACCATTCCCCATTTGAAAATTAGTCTGTGCAGCAAAAACACTATTCGAACATATTATTAAAACACTCAATATCAGCGTTGAACACTTTTGATAAAAGAACGCCATTTCCCGAACCAATCTTATAAACAGCTATGCTGTAATCAGGAAATCTAATTTCCAAATAAGCCCCTAAAAACCTATGTGAAAAATTCCTGGATAAAGCATAGAAATCAGAACCGGCAACGCGCGAATTTTGTGCAATCAAATCACAATAAATATAAGCCATAGACATCCCGTAATATTCGTCTAATTGGTTATATTTGCGTTTTGCCAAATACTCTTCATTAATATTTAAATTCAACATAATGCTAACTTTCGTAATGGTTGCTGAAAGTTAGATTATATAGCCACGTCATTTAAAAATCATCCAGCCCACCACGACCGGAA